GGCCAAGGGTCTGCGTCGGCAGCACCGCTGAATATGCAACAGTAATGTCGGATGCTTGGTGCTTTCGCATGGACGAGTGCTGGAATGCGCTGGCTCAACAATTTGGAAGATTACCAGTTCTACACATGCTGAGAGGAATGCAACTGTCGGGCAAGCAGTGGCCATTTGCCAGCGCGGATAGCACTGACATCGCTCAAAATCACAAGCTTCCTCATCAGTCACCTAAAACAATGGCTGATCGTTGGGATGCAAAACAGACACCCTCACGCTGGGTACAAAAAGCAATACAAAGGGAGTTAATATGAATAAAGGTTACATAGCAGTGGCGGCTTACGCTGCAACGATTCCCGCCGCAAACTATATGATTGGCAATGTTGGTACTTTCTGTGTCCCAGATGGACCGTGCCTTATTCCACTAGGCTTTGGCATTATGGCGCCAAGCGGCGTGCTCATGATTGGCGCTGCTTTACTGCTTCGTGATGCCGTGCATGAGTGGCTTGGACCGCGCTTCGCACTTTACGCAATAGCAGTCGGCGCTGTGCTGTCTTACCTCTTGGCTGACCCATTTATCGCTATTGCTTCGCTTGTCGCGTTTGGCGTGTCGGAGCTAAGCGACTTCGCTGTGTACAGCAAAATTAGAGAGCGCAGCAGAACGCTAGGCATATTGGCCAGCGGTGTGGTTGGAGGCGTAATAGACAGTGTACTCTTTCTCTGGCTTGCCTTTGGTTCTTTAGCTCATGTTGACGGGCAAATCATAGGCAAGATAGGTGTAACTTGCATTGCAGCGGGTGCGCTGTTTGTGTGGAAGAAATATAACCGTTGAGCCGCTGGGTCTTTGACCTGGAGAGCAACGGCCTACTTGATACTGTAAGCACCGTACATTGCATTTGTCTAAGACACGTTGAGACCAACGAGAAGCTATCGTTTGGCCCCGATGAGATAGACCGTGCACTGTACGTCTTGATGAATGCCGAGGAAGTCATCGGTCACAACATCATAGCTTATGATATCCCTGTTCTTCAGAAGCTGTATCCAGACTTTAGCGTCATAGGCAAAGTCTCAGATACATTAGTTATGTCCCGGTTAATGAGAACTACGTTAGCCGAGACAGATACAATCAAGCATCAACTCAAGCCTCATGAGTTCCCTCGGAAGCTCATAGGTAGCCACAGCCTCAAGGCATGGGGTTATCGCATCGGTATATACAAAGGTGAATACGATGGTGGCTGGGAGAACTTCAGCCAAGAGATGCTGGACTACTGTCTCCAAGACACCGCTGTCACTATGACCTTGTACCAGGTGTTTATGGACAGCGGGTTCAGCCAAGAAAGTATAGACCTAGAGCACAGGTTGGCTGAGGTTTGCTTTCGTATTGGAAACAACGGTTGGACCTTCGACAAGCCTGCAGCCACTAAGCTTTACTCTGAGTTAGCACAGAAGCGGCAAGAGCTAGAGGATGGTCTGCATGAGCTCTTCCCGCCTTGGGAAGTAACCGAAGATTTCTATCCTAAGGTCAACAACAGAGCCCGTGGTTACAAGAAGGGTGAGCTCTTTGTTAAGCGTAAGACCATCCATTTTAACCCTAGCTCCCGGCGGCACATAGAGTTCTGCCTCAAGCAGAAGTACGCCTGGAAACCTAAGAAGTTCACAGACAACGGACACGCCCAGATAGACGAAACAGTACTGGCTGGGCTGCACTATCCTGAGGCACAGGCGTTGGCTGAGTTCTTCCTTGTACAGAAGCGCATCGGCCAGTTAGCTGAGGGTCCACAAGCGTGGCTCAAGCGTGTCGATGACGATGGGCGCATCAGGCACACAATCGTGTCTGGGGGTACTGTCAGTGGCCGAGCATCACACAGGGGGCCTAACCTAGCCCAGGTGCCCAAGTGTGGCCTTCCGTATGGCGCAGAGTGCCGCAGATTATTCACGGTGCCTGAGGGCTGGTGTTTGCTTGGGTCTGACCTGTCAGGGTTGGAGCTTAGGTGTCTAGCGCATTACCTAGATGATGGTGGTGAATACGCAAAACAAGTGCTCGATGGTGATATCCACACACACAACCAGAAGGCAGCTGGTCTAGCCACCAGAGATCAAGCCAAGACGTTTATCTATGCCACCATGTATGGCGGTGGTGATCAGCTGATTGGTAAGATTGCTGGGGGTAACGCTACGCAAGGTAAGAAGCTTAAAGACAACTTCAACAAGGCCATCCCAGCCTTCGCACAGCTTCAGACAAACCTTCGCAGGGCATACCAGCGCGGCCACCTCAAAGGCCTCGATGGACGTCTGTTGAATGTCCGTAGTGAGCACAAGCTGCTCTCTCAGCTTCTACAGTCAGCTGGTGCTGTCATCTGTAAGAAGTGGGTAGACTTAGTTGATGCTGAGTTAACCAGGCACCACGAAGGTGACGCATACATCGTTGGGTGGATCCACGATGAAGTTCAAATCGCATGTAAAACAGAAGAGGTAGCTGGCGATGTCGGTGATATCACTAGAAGAATGGCGCAAGAAGCAGGGGTTGCTCTCAAAACTAAAATACCCATCACCTCAGAACATTCCGTGGGAGCAACTTGGGCTGCTACACACTGAGGTTAACCCCCAGATGGCACACTTCATGTGCTTCTACCTGGTCTTGGATAGGGCGTGGAGACAACCTTTCAGCATCAGTGGGGACTTCTCACGAAAAGGTGCCTTCTACGTTGCCATAGCTGCCAGCGAGGGACTGATCACAACCAATGTTGGTGACGAAACCTATTCCCATAAGTGGAGCATCACAGAATACGGCATGGAAGCTAAAGGAGAGCTAGATGAGCTACTTAAAGAAGTATTTGCAATCGCCTCAGGCAGAGACAGTACTCCTCATTGATGGCGACTTGTATCTCTATAGAGCCTGTGCGGCCTGTGAGACTGAGATAGACTGGGGTGATGACATATGGTCTTTGTCTACAGATCTGAAGGAAGCCAAAAATGTATTCCAGAAGACTATAGATGACTTCTGTGACCACCTAGGTACTGGCAACTTCATTGTCTGCTTGTCTGACAAAAGTAACTTCAGAAAAGAACTAGATTCCACATACAAAGGTGGACGCAAGAAAGTCAGGAAGCCCGTTGGCTACCTGGAGATGCTGAGGTGGGTCAAGAAGACTTACCGCTGGCACATAGAACCGATGCTGGAAGCCGATGATGTCATGGGCATCTTAGGTTCAGCACCGGGTCATCAAACCATCGTCATCAGTGATGACAAGGATCTCAAGTCGGTGCCATGCAAGCTCTTCAGGCCAATGTCTGGTGAGTTTCAAACGATCAACAAGGCCCAAGCAGATCTATGGTTCTACACCCAAGCACTCACTGGTGATGTCACCGATGGTTACACTGGGTGTCCCTCGGTTGGTCCTAAGACAGCCGAGAAACTGCTCAAGCAAAACCCTAGTTGGCCCACAGTAGTCAACGCATATGCCAAGCAGAAACTAAACGCGAACTATGCATTAACCCAAGCCCGGCTAGCGCGGATCCTCAGGTACGAGGATTGGGACTTGGATAACAACACAATCAAACTATGGGAGCCACGCCATGAAACTAATGCCACGAAAACGTAAGACAGGGATGACTGAAGCCTCAGTACTATCCCAGTGGGACCGCTACCTTGAGGTTTGCAAGGCAGACAACGACAGGGTCGTGGAGCTCAATGGTGGACGCAATGCTATGTCACGGCTCTCTGATCCCCTCAAGGCTGACTATGCAAGACACGCTGGTCGGCAAGGTGGACGCCCTAAGAAGGTACTGGAGATAGCTAATGGCTGACCCAGTAAAGAACCCATCACACTACACCCAGTGGCCCATACAGCCCGTCAGATACATCATGAGAAATAACATGGAGTTCTGGCGTGGTAACGTCATCAAGTATGCCAGCCGCGCAGGCAGCAAGACCTACGATGGTCTAACCAGGAATGAATCTGAAATCACAGATCTAGAGAAGTGCATCCGTTACTGCGAGATGCGTATCAATATGCTTGAAGGTAATAACCCCAATGAATGACATGAAGAACGACTTTGGCCCATCCCTGCCAATCTCAGAAGAAATACATAAGATGAAGTATCGCTCGGTAGGCGAAAGCTTCAAAGAGGCCATGACAAGGGTAGCCAATGCCCTTAAAGACAGTGACGAGCACTTCGATACCTTCAGAAACATACTGTACAACCAGCGCTTCCTACCAGCTGGCAGGGTACAGAGTGCTATGGGCGCACCTAGGACCGTGACGCCCTACAACTGCTTTGTGTCCCCCACCATAGAGGACAGCATGGAAGGCATCATGGCGGCTGCTACCAACGCAGCTAGAACCATGCAGCTTGGTGGTGGCATAGGCTATGACTTCAGTACCCTACGACCGAGAGGTGCCTTGATCAAAAGCCTCGACAGTAAGTCATCAGGCCCCATCAGCTTCATGGGTATCTTTGATGCTGTCTGCCAGACTATAGCCTCAGCGGGACACCGTAGAGGGGCTCAGATGGGTGTCTTACGTGTAGACCATCCAGACATTGAGGAGTTCATCAGAGCCAAGAACAACAGCACCACACTGACAGGGTTTAACATCAGTGTCGGGGTTACTGATGCCTTCATGAATGCAGTCAAGACTGGTGACTTCTTTGACCTAACCTTTGAAGGACAGGTGTACAAGACAGTGGATGCACGGGCCCTCTGGGATGATATCCTCAGGTCTACCTGGGATTGGGCAGAACCAGGCATCCTGTTCATCGATAGGATAAACCAGAAGAATAACCTCTGGTACTGTGAGACCATAGCAGCCACTAACCCATGTGGTGAGCAGCCCTTACCACCTAATGGCGCTTGCTTGCTGGGGTCATTCAACCTGACCAAGTACATCAGACAAGACCCCTACACCGATGAGTTCTCCCTGGATATCATGCAGCTGTCTAGGGACATCCCTGCAGTGGTCAGGGCTATGGACAACGTAGTGGATCGTGCAGTCTACCCGATGCCAGCCCAAGAGAAGGAAGCTAAGGATAAACGTAGGATGGGCCTAGGTGTAACTGGGGTAGCCAATGCTCTAGAGACGCTGGGTCTAAGGTATGGATCTGAAGAGTTCCTAGACAAGCTTCGTGAAGTCATGGGCGTCATCAGAGACCAATGCTACTTGGCATCGGTGGTACTTGCAGCTGAGAAGGGGAGCTTCCCCCTCTATGATAACGTCAAGTATCTGGAGTCCAACTTCATTAAGACACTACCAGACCATATCCAAGCAGCCATCGGTATGCATGGGATCCGCAACAGTCATCTGTTGTCTGTAGCTCCAACCGGGACCATCAGTCTATCAGCTGACAATGTGTCCTCAGGTATCGAGCCAGTCTTCAGCCACTACTATGACCGCACGATCCAAACCTTTGATGGACCTAGGATAGAACGAGTAGAGGACTATGCTTACCGAGTGCATGGGATCGAAGGAGAGAAAGCCGATGATCTCTCTGTGTTTGACCATGTGGCAGTCTTGAACGTGGCATCACACTACGTGGACTCTGCTTGCTCTAAGACATGCAACGTAGGTCCTGATGTAACCTGGGAACAGTTCAAGGACGTCTACATGCAAGCCTATGATGGCGGCTCTAGCGGCTGCACAACCTTCAGAGCATCAGGTAAACGCTACGGTATACTGAATGCATCAACCAGTGAGGACACAGCTGAACCACAGGCTGAGGAAAACACAGGTACTGACATCGGTGGTGCTGAGGGTGCTGAGGCCTGCTACTATGATCCTCAGACAGGCCAGAGGACATGCGAATGAGGTCAGCTGCAGAAGACCATCTAAGGATGACTTCTGTGGCATTTGTCTTACTGAAGTTAACTAGGTAAGGCAGCTGGTGCGGGGGTAACACTGAACCGGAGTTAAGGTTAGCTCTCCCGCACCAACCTAGGACCTAAGTCCATCTTCGGTCACTTAGGTCCTAGTGCATAGGTATTCAAGACATTTAATCACAAGATAACCTATGTTCACTATTTGCCCCTTATCCGATGAC